TTTTCATCTGATTCGCATTTTTAATTTTGTTCAAATATACAAAAATATTATCGTAAAACATATTTTTTATTCTATATATACATAACCACCTACTATGTAAGTAAGTGGATTTGTAGCCCAAATTGGAGGTATGCACTTTATTTCGATATAATCTCCCACTGCCAAAGGTATAGATAGAGCTGAATTAGTATGTACTCTTTCATTTGCTGATACTGAAAGAGTTGATATGAGATAATCGGTAGTGTTATTTACCCGTACATACATACTTACTGCTTCTGCTGTTCCTGCTGTTCCTGCATAAGTGTATATTTCAGCAATCTTTAATGTACCTGCCTTTCGGATATAAATTTTATTTTGTCCTGCTGTTGTTGATATTGCTGCTGGTTTTGTGCCAAAGTAAAACGGTGTTGTATCGGCAGGAGAACTTGTCAAGGCTTGTACAGTGATCGCATAACCCTGCGGACTTGGTGCAATATAAGTCCATCCGGTAGCATCGTTATTGTAATACAGCAACCCACCTGCTGCAATATCACCCTTATAAATTATCGTTTCTGTTGCTGAAACATCGTATTTTATAGTTACATTCTTTAATGCTGTATCAGCATTATAAACAGAAATAGTATCAACAATGTACCAGTGAGCAGGGATAGGTGTTGTTAAAATATCTACATCTGTAACCCCGTTGCTTAAAGTAAGCAATCTTGAATGAGCAAATGTAGATGATGTTATGTCCCTGTAGCTGACTGCTATTTGCATATCATTTGCTGTCTTTGCAGCATCTAATTTTATTTGGAGTGTGTCCCCTGCATTTAGTATTATCATATAAATCTCATTATTTGTTGTTGCGATAAACCGCCTGAACTTGCGTGAGAATGTGATGTAAGTTCACCTGTTAGTTTTTCCTCAATTTCTGCTTTTGTAATATCACTGTTTTTTTGTGCGTTGCTTGGTGCGTGTGATGAACCGGCATGAGTAACAGCTCCGTCATATGCTGTCTTTAATGCTGAAGTCAGGGCTTGTTCTATAGCTGCAAGTGTTACAGAATTTGCGTGTGTATGACTTGCTGACACTGCTCCGTCATAGGATGCTTTTAGGGCTGTTGTTAGTGCTTCCTGAATTGCATTTAAGGTTGTTATATTAGAATGACTATGATCGGTTGCGTTGCTATGTTTGAAACTTATAGCACTGGCTATGTCTGAATCGAGCTTAACAGTTGCTATATCTGTTTTCCCTGCAATTAAAGCAGCATAACCATCATAAGTAGATTTAAGGGCTGTTGTGAATGCCTGTTCTATTGAATTAAGCGTAGTAATGTTTGAATGAGTATGTGAATTAGTTACTGCTCCATCATAAGCACTTTTAAGGGCAATAGTAAAGGCTTCTGTAATATTAGCAAGTGTCGCAAGATTGGAATGACTATGTAATGCAGCATAAGCAGCATCGTAATAGCCTTTGAGTATGTCGGTAAGATCGTTTGTGCTTAGTGCCTTGCCTGTTACAGGGTCAACTTTAGCAGCATAACTATTCTTTTCGGCCTCAGTCGTTCTTTTATATGTTGTTCCGTTTGGAACATCGTCTAATGTTCCCTCAAACGAACCCCCACCGACTGTTATATTGCCCGATCCTTTAATAGATTGGTTGTTTATTGTTTTTACTTCTGTTAATGGCTGTGGGGCTATTATCGTTATATCACCCGAAGCAATTACTACATAATTCATTGTAACAGAATAAGGATAAACACCAGGTTGAAGCTGCAAAAAGGTTAATCTTATAATCGAACTACATCCTATTTGACCGTCTATAATACATTTACGATTATTTATTATAGATACAATAGCATCAATAGAGTTCACTGATGCAGTTACAGGATACCTGATATATTTCGTTAAGGTTATATCTATTGATTGTGTTTGTCCTTGTATTATTAGATTCATTGGTTTTGCTTTTTAATTTCTGCTTCATCATCAGTTATCCACCTGAACAAATGCCGGCAATTAAATCCCCCCCTTGCAATCATTACAGTACTTGCATTATCTTTGCCTTTCCAGTCTAAAGCATTCCAGCTTTCAGCTTCTTCTTTGCTGAAAGTCTTATGTATTTTAGGTTCAAATGTACCACCAAATACAGAATCATGGCCACCTACACAGAAAGGTCTTGAAGTATCTATTTGCGTTCCATCGTACACAAAATAACTCAATCCTAACTGATCTGCATAATAATTATCTGTCAAGGCTGCTACTTTAGAATAAAGATCAAAACTATACTGCTTATAATACTTCATCAGCTTTCCATCCACTTCTGGACTGCCCTTTATTACTTCCCGAAAGCCTTTTACAAAATCCTGATAAGGCATGTTGCCACCTATCGAATTAAGTACATAGTTGCTAATGGATTGCTGAAACTCGACATTAACCGTATTAAAAAGTTTAGATAAATACCCACTTGGGATGATAACTCCTTTCTCAGTTATTCCTATCACTTCATACAGTACGTTTATTTCTTTTTTAATCCCTGTTACTTTAAAACCTAACTCCTTGAAGTAGTCTTTTGAGTATTCAGTAAGTTTTAACAGGTTGGTTGCTATTTTTGTTTCTAAAGTATTGTTTAACTGTGCTAACTCTTCAAAGATAGGTGTAAGCTCGTATAGGTGTTTAAGTGATTCTTCATTCAATATCAATCCTTCAATGAATCCGGGTGCGTAATCTATTACCAACACCTCTAATATTTCCTTTTGAAGTGAACTGATAGCCTTTTCAAGTTTTACCAGTTCATCATCAATAAACTGTGATCTGTCGTCAAATATTTGTTTAGGTGGCATTATACAACCTCTAATTTAGGTACTTCAATAGTATTTTCCTTCTTAAACTTATCAATATACTCCTGAACAATAGCATCTTGTTCCTTTGGCTTTAACTCGTAAAAATCAATGTGTTCACGTTCTATTTGATAAAAAATCTTACCAAACCTTGACCATAACACTACATCCGTATCATTCAAAGGCAGCTTTGCAAGTAGTAAGGCTATTTCAGTAGAAGTCTTATCTTTGAAAGGTCTGTATCGTTCCTGAATTAACCATTTATTCATCTCAGCCGGGTTATCTTCAAAATCATTCTTGATGATCTCGGTTTGGGTTACTTCGATTGACATATAACTTACACCGGCATCCTTTTTTAGCTTCAACTCCTCGATATAGCTGATCTTTGACCTGAATTTCATGTCTTTTCCTACTACCATTGTATAAGTAACCGGTAGGTCAACAATCTTTGATATAAGATTTACTCCCCATTCTGAAAAGTCTGAGTAATGCAAGGCAAACTTATACAGGGCTGTATTTTTGTTTTGTTCTGTCAGTATTACCTCTTCTGCTGTCTTTACTTTTGCGTTCTGAATATCAGATCGGGAATAACTATCAGCCTGATACAAGGCTGCAAAACAGTTCTTGACATGATTATCAATTCTGCTTACCATATACTCCATACCATCAACCGGAGGAAAGGCAAAATAGATTAACTTTGAAAGGTCAATCATCTGAGCAGGGTCAGGATTATGAGGCAAACTAAGTGTAATAATGTTTGAAGCTGATTTATGGATTGAACCACCCTTGCCACCGCATTTCTTACAATCCTGCATTTCAGGTAGTTGCCCTAAACACACTTCACAAGGCGTGTCATAAGCATAAGTACGTGGAAAGGTAAGCAGTGAGTCGGTTAAATCCATTTCAGAAATCGCTTTTACTAATTTATGCAGGTATGGTAAACAAGGATGGATAACACTTTCTTTCGTACCTTGATAAGCATAACTATCCTTGTAACCGTTCTTTGTTGCTGTTACTTCGCCCAGGTCGTGAGGTTTTGGTTCGATTACTAAGTAGATTTTATTGTTTACTAAAATGTAATTATCGGGACCAACCGACCATTCGTAACCGGGATCCGTTTGCTCTTTAGTCAGCTGTTTTGTTACTGCTAATTTCTTACCTTCAACCCCCCCGACTTCTTTAACCTGTTGCCATATTACAACTTCATTCATTCCGTACCAGGTCAATCGTTCAAGTTTATCCTTTTCCTGCCTGACAATTAAGTATTGAAGGATATTGTTGAAATATTCATAATCTACTGCCATTTCTGCTGATACTAAGAACGGATAAGGCTGATAACGCTTTTTATTGGTATCTGTTTCTTTCCAATCAATGACAATAAATCCATCAGGTTCTAAGAAGTTCTGCATTACAAATACTGTAGAGCAAAAGTCCTCAAATGATTTCTTGCCATAGAACTTATTAAGAATGACTTTCAGTTCAGGTTCATTCTTTTCAGTTTCCTTTGTTGTACTGAATACCCTTGAAATACTTGTTGATTGTGGTACTTTCATATAAGCATCAATCAGGGCATTACTTATTGATGGTGTTGTATGATAGGTTATTCGCTTCCGTTGTGCGAATGTATCATCGTCCTCGTTAGGAATGAACTGCTTTAAAAGCAGGTTTAAATCTTTTCCTGTGATGATCTGATGTAACTCTTTTGCATAAGTAACTGTCTGCGAATAGTTTAGATGCCTGTAATTTTTGGCAACTTGTAATAGTTGGTCGTTCATATCTTTAATTTTATTTCTGTTCGTGCAAATTTTTTACATCTACGGTTTGGCACTGAAAACTTACATAATACAATCTCCAACTTATCATCTGATACCCATTTATCGACTACAGCACTCCCCCAGTTATTAGTAAGTACCCTGTCTTTAGGTTGTAGCTGTTGAAATTCAGTCCATTCCACTTAAATGATCTTTTATTTCCGTTTTAATACAGATACCAAACAAATAAGTCTTTACTATATACTTGCCTTTTACCTGCCTAACTCTTTGTTGATAGATTTTCATTTCTTTTTCACTTTTACCTTACCTGAATGCAATTCCTTTTTCAGCTTATTCTTTTCATCTGATTTCAGGGGGCTACCTTTTAACAGTAAATATGCTACCTGTTTTTTTGACTTAGTTTTTGCCATTGTATTTTTTTACAAATTTAAGCCTTTTAAAGTGTTATTGCAAATTTTATTAAAAACCTCATTTAAAGCAAATCAATAACGGTTTATTATCCTATCCGACACCAAAAAAACAGGGTGTTAATTCAACTTAATGAATCAACTCAGTTTGCAACCTGATTACCCTGTTTTATTGATTGAAATATCGTTCAAATGCAGATGTGTAGAAGTATTCGCATAAATCGAGCATGTGACCTAATTTCTCATACTGCTCCCCCGTTTGTTCATCTTTAGTCATACAAGGGTCTTTTGAACCATCTACATCGACCTTTGAATACTTAATATCATCAATAGTATATTTACAACCAGGATCAATCTCAAAGACAATAGGCAATTTTTGTTCAAATAATAGGTTCATAAAATCCCTTCGCTTAACATTGGCAGCATTTGACCTCTTAACTCTCATTGAATTAAGTCCTAAAAACATATTTAATTTATGCTGTATCTGATCGTAATTATGTTTATACTCTTCAAACCCTGCATTCCTGTTCTTACCTGTAGCATCGCCATAAATATACATTCCGTTCTTGTGGCCCTGAAACATATCAATAATAGTTTGACATACTTTCCCTACTGAATTTGTAGGGGGTTTAAGTGCTATTTCTCCAAACATCCTGACAATATACAATATTTCAATCCCTTTAACGATTAGTTTTGTTTCAGGTTTACTTATCTGGAACAATCCGCAGCTATTGTAAGGCTTAATATTAAAGTCGAATGATAAATGTATTGCCTTTTCAGAATCGAAGCTACAAGACTTTATAAACACCGTTTCATCAAAACTACTGATATACTCAGCCCCACCCCTTGCAAATGGACTACCATATACTATCATTTTAACCTTTTCCTCTGTATTCGATAGGATTAAGTTCTGTATATAATCTTCGGGTATGTTCCCTTGGTTGTGATGTGTCGAACTAATAACAATGTTAAACCTATCGGAACGATAAACAAAATAATCATCCAAACTATAAATTATTGATTCAATGTCTGCTCTTAAACTGTCTAAATTAAACCATTCAGCCAACCATTGCACCCTTGCCGGACTCGTAAAAATCCATAAAGGGTTTATTGCTTTGCTTGTTTCTGATTGAATGTTAGTAAACTTTTCTTTGTTAATAAATACTCCTGTTTGCCTGATACGTGAAAGAATGGTATCTTTAATATCATTTTCATCTGAATCCTTTGTTTCATCTAACATAGCATAAGCAAACTCTTTGCCCTCGTGTGCCTTTGCATTATCTAATGAACCTAAAAAGATCGTATGACCGTTTTTGAAAGTAAGAATATTCTTGTAACTTATAAAGTTATAGCCTACATCTGCAAAGTGTGACGGTGGGTTCTTATGAATAACATAATCGCCTGTTTTTGTTTCAGGGGTGTATTCTTTCAGGTTAAAGTACTTTTCCCATACTTCAAGTATTTTGGTCATTGTAGAAGTATTGAGCTGATCATATGTGTTTGCCCCTATAAATCCTTTTACTGCCGGGAACATCTGAGCAAGTGAATAGCTGATAACACCCATTAAATGAGTTTTGCCTGATCCTTTGCCTGAATGAAATAGGTTTAAGTGTCGGGGGTTATTAAATATTGAGGCTTGTGGTTGTGTTAGTTTTACCCTCACTTTCCATTTGATTCAATTATGATGGGTTGGAGTTGTTGAAGTGTAACACCTCCTGAATGTTCAACTTCTGATCGTTCTATATACCCTCTTTTCTTACCCCTGCATTTCAGAAAGAATATAGTTGCTGTGGTGTCTTTCTCGTCTACTTGCTTTAATAACTTTGATTCTGCAAAGTCCAATACTACATCCTGAATGTCCTCAACAAGTCTTTTATACTCTTTGTCTGCCTTAATCCAATCGTAATGTGTTGATCGTTCAATCTTAACAAGTTCGCAAGCCTGTGTAACGATACCTAGCGTTTTAACTAACGCTTTTATCATTTCTTTCTTTTTTAAGGCTGTCTGTTGTTTAGTGTACGACATTGCCATTCTTTTTAATAACGATTTCTGGATCAAGTTTTAACATTCTGTCTATTATTACCTGACAATACTTCGGATCAATCTCCATTCCGTAACAT